AATGCAGAATGATTCAGGGACACGAACTAACATGTCTAAATCTTGGAAAAAGCGAACAACTAAACCATTGCTTTTTGCTAATTCTGCTGCATCTGGAACGGCATCTAAAATACCCCAATGACCAATGATTAAATCTCTGAAATAACCAAATATGATTCTTTGAGCTACTAAATCATTTTTCATTATTACCGGATATTCATTACACAAACCGCCTTCATAAATGGCCTTGCCGCCACCGCTGAATTTTTCAGTGATTTTAAGCCCGCCTCTGATTGCAGCCGTAGTCACATAACTCATAACATTGTGCAAATTGTTATCAGTTGCTAAAGAAGTTTCAAAGCCAACAGCTTCAGGCCATGTTGGATAACCAGTTGTAGCAAATGAAGCAATTGTTTGGGTATTCACCCCGGCTGTGTTGGTGATGCCAAGTGGTGTATTTAATAATCCATCACCTTCAAAACCAGCATAATCAACAGCTAATGCCATATTAACTGCCATATCTTGCCAACTTAGATTTTCAATATCTGGTGTTGACTGTAATCTCATGCGGCGTGTAATTGCAATTGATGAAGATAGTGTTTTTGGGGCCATGCTTAACATCCCAAAAGTCATTGCTGAATCTGTTGTATTTTCATTTTCATCTAGCCAATAGGTTTGCGAACCGGTTAGCTTTTTAGGAATATCTTGTAGGCCAACTAAACCATATAATTCAGTGATACCAAGCGAATGAAGCACACTGTTATCACGTAACATGTCAATAAAAGATGATGCATTATGGTCTGTTGCTACCAAGTTACCACCAGCCGCAGCCGTGGCCGTACTTTGTGGGGCTCTGATTTGGACATCGGCCGGAATATAGACACCGCGCGCTGCCTTGGTTGTTATATCCTGAATTGCTTGTGAACATGAGCGCTCAAAGCCGGCTTTTTCCCAATTTCCAGACACACAAGCTTCCATTGCTCGGTACATTGAATAATTTTGCTTTTCTTTCTGACTAAGACCTAATTCAGCCGGTTTTCTAATTTCCGCTTGTTTTGATCGAACTGCTTTTGTGATTTCATCAATGAAGACTTCACAAGTTGAACCTTCGCTAATATGCTTTTGAGCTATATCTTCAAGGTCAAATCCTTTGCTCTTAAAAGCGGATGTTGCACCATTGATGGCTCTGATACGCTCGCTTTCAGAACGGCGCGCATCTTCAATGGCTTTTTTGATGTTGAAATCTTGTTGTTCAGCCGCTCTTGTTGCTTCGGCTTCGGCTTTTTGTCTTTCTATTTCTTCAAGACGTGCTTTCTCTTTTGGGTCCATACTTTTACCTTTAAATGTTGATTGATTATTAAGAGTTTTTGATCTGCCTACCCCAACCGAGTTATCAACTGGAATTGAGCACATGGATACTTCTGTAGCTACCCATTTAGTCACGCGAAAAATGTCAATACCGTCTTTATTGCCATCATGAACGATCTCTTGTACTCGATACCTAACCGATACTTTCGTTCTTATGCCGTCAATAACATCTTGAAATTCATCTATAGCGACTTGTTTACTTTTGGAAAATTTAACTGTGCAGCGACCCTTTAAATCGGTGTCTATTCTTGCGGTACCAGGAACAACCACACCGATTTGAATATAATCGTCATGCTGCAGTAACAAAGGGGCTGAATTATTTAATTCTGATAAATCAGCACTCCCCCTAGAATGATCTAATATTTCGAATCCAAACCACCGTTCGGCCATGAATTCGCTTGAAAATGAAATTTCAACCGTTCTTTCTTCTATGTTTATAGTGTCCTTTACAAATTCAAAAGAACGCTCTAATACCTTTGTTTTGATTTCTTCTGTAAGATTATTTGGCTTTTTTTTCATTTTCTACACTCGAAAAAAAACCCTTTTTCAAGGGCTTTGTTATTTAGGTTTTTTAGGTTTGGTTTCATCATCATCTGGTTCAACCTCGACAATATTTTGTGTGGCTGGTATTGGTACCGGTAATCCCCTGGCTTCTAGTTGTTCTTTCCATAATGAAAATTCATTTAAAACATCTTCTGGATCTCCACCTTTTTCTCTGATGATTGATTGTGGTGATGAAATATAATTATCAATAGCAACCTTGTTTGCATTCATTTCTTTCAGGGGATCCACCCACGGCCAGCGCTTTGGCTGCCAGGTATGAATAAGGTATCCTTTGATATCGTGTCTAAGTGGCGCATTGTTTACTTTTATCAATCTTTGGGCATGGGATAAGGTGACAAATGATTTATAAACTCTTGAAGTAAAGAAATCGATCATCCATTGTTGCCATACTTTCCAAAGACCTTGTTGTGATAATAGCGCCTGTCTTAAGCTTGAATAATTAGCATCTGAATAGTTGTTTGAAATTTCAGCATAACTAGCATTTAGGCCGCTTGATACTTCTCTTAAAAGGTCGCTGGTAAATTGAGAATATCCAGAGTTTGGATGTTTAGGATCAAATAAATCTAATTTTGCGCCGTGTGGGGCCTTGATGAATTCACCAGGGGCGCCGCTGGTTACATATTCACCAGCATCATCAGTACCATCACCGGTGTATTCTTCGCCGTTTTCACCATCTGTCCAAACACCAAATTTTGAAGCCCCAATTCTGGCGGCCACCAATTCGGCTTCGGTATATCCATCTAACATGCCTAATCTTAATAATGCACATGCGACCGCTGGGACCCCACGTCTTTGATTAACAAAATCAGGTAAAAAAACATGATACACCCGGCTTGCAATTACTTTTTTGTAGGCTTTACCATGATAAATATAATTATCTTCTGAATCTTCACCAGATAGAAAATGATAAGCTAATGGTTTTCCAACTGCATTGTATTCAATAGATTCTTTAATATATCTACCGCCTGTCAATTTATCTGAATAGGTAATATCTAATAACATTGGATCTATAACTTGTAACTGAAAACCAAAATCATTTTCGTTGTTATATACTTCAATGGCTATGTATTCACCATCCATAAGTATTTGCTGCCAAAATTCATTGAGCATTGAAAGCCAAGTTTTTGTGCCGGTTACATCTGGCGAACCAAATTCGCCCCATTCTTTCCAGGCTTGCTCTATTGCATCACGGGCTTTGGTATCGGCTTTTGTTCCTGGTCCAAAAACTCTTGATTGCAATATTGGCCCAACTTCACCCACTACATTGATTTTGACTTCTGATAGAAATTTTCTTATAAAGCTGTTATTTTGTACCGCTTCACGTGATCTGGCCCTTAGTGAATTTAAGCCCTGTTTTATATCTGTATTTGGGTTTATTGGTGAGGATATCCAACTTGACAAATATGGTATGGTTTTGGCTGAATGGTAGGCGCGTTTTCTAGCTTTTTTTGTTGGTGAAACATCAAAATTAAATGTCATTGGTGACATGCTGAAATTTTGTTGAATAGGTGTCTTTTTCTTAAAAAAGTTCATTAAAACACCACTCTTATTTTTGATCCAGATGGTAAACCTTCATTAAATAATTTAACCTTTTGTTCTTGCTTCAACTCTGTTTTAAGTTGAGATCTAATTATCATTAAATCGGTTCTTGGGTGATTTTTAATTTCACGGCCGTTGAATTTTCTCGTTTCTTGCTCATTTGTGGCATTGCCCAATAGATAGGCATTGATTGCATCAACCGTGGCTGCCAATTGGCTTCTACCATCATGGCCCGTGGTAGCGGCAAAATCTTCAATGACACAAGTTGTGCCTTCTCCAACCAAATATTTCTCGGTGCCATCTGTTACCGTTGCTTGCCAATCATATCTGCCAACTGAAAAGGCTGAAGTTTGGGCCATACTAGCTGTGATGGCAAAATCATCAACATTTGCTGCAGCTGTAATTTGATGTTGAGAATCCGGATTCACAAATGTATAAACTAAAGTCCATGTACTAGCCGGATAATCCGTATATGAAGCACTCCATTTTAGAGTAATGCCTTTCGTGAAATTATTAGGTACAGTCATTTTTTCCAACTATTTACAAAGTTTTGTTTGGATGGCCTTTGATATTTAGGGCGTGTTTTTTGTGTTATTGCGACTTTCTTTTTTTCCTCTTTTTCTTGAGGCTCTTGATTTTCTCTGATTCGTTTAAAATTTGGATTTAGGATTGATAAAGTTGCAATGTTATAAACTCTACAATCAAGGGCTTCGTTTCTTCCATGTGCAACCCACCTGGTATAAGCCACACCAGATTTATAAAATGTTTCAGGGGATTCATTACAAAGCATCTTAAACCAACCATCATCATATCCGGCTTCTGGATCTGCGGGAAAGTGACAATACCCCGGACCCAGCTTTGTTGTTTTCAACATTGAGCTAAAGATTTTTGTTTTACAGGAATCCACACCTACAATATAAAGTAAAACCTTACCTTTATTGTTTTTTGATGGTCGGCCAATTATTGGCAATCCTTCACCACCGCGGCCCTTTAAGGCATGGGCCAACCGTTTATGCTTTCGGCAAAAATCATATACTTCTGTTGCATGATGGCCGCCGGTATCAATTCCAACTGCGGGAATATGAAGCATTACTCCATCTTCTCGTTCGAACTGCAACTCCATTACTTCTTCTAGCTTTTGCCAGATTAGTTCTTTGCCCGGATCTCCTTGTAAAACAATGTACTTAACACCCCAGCTTTGAAGCCCTTCGCCCCATGCGATAATTTCCATCTCTAAACGATCATCTTGAACATCAACTGCCATTGTTAGGCATAAAGCATCAACGGGTAATTTGGTATAGTTCATTCTTCTTTCCGATAGCTTCGCCCAGCTTACTTTTTCCCTATCTTTTTTCCATAATTCAGCTAGGGCCGTATTTGTAAATACCTTTAGTAGTTCCGGCGAATCTTTACATCTTAAAAATTTATCGCGAATCTTGGACCACTTAGAAAAGGTGCTGTAAAGGCGGCTTATATGAAAACCAGCTGTGCCGTTATATTTTGCAGTTTTTATCCATTTGCCTTTGGCAAGCATTGAATACTTATGTTTTTCATCAATCTTGGTTCCACATTCAGGACAACACATCCAAGTTTCACCAGGTATTAAAGCCTTGCCATCTTCACCTTTTTCCCAAAACATGTTCTTGAAAAGCAATTGATGAAAGGCCCCACAATCCGGGCACGGCAAATGAAAATACCGTTGATCTGATAAAAGAAACGACTTCCATATCCTTGAGGTTCCCTCATTGGTTGGGCTGCTTACTTGCAGATTGAAAGAATTCCAAAAGTTCTCTTGTCTAGCGGTTGCCAACTCTACAGCATCACCTTCGGTACCAGCTGATGCCGGATACCGATCTAGTTCATCAAGTAAAACACCCCGCACGGGCCTGGATGCTAAACCGGCTGCACTATTGGCGCCGGTTAAAGCGACAAAGCCGCCGGGGAATTCCTTGTGGGCTAGCGTGTTGCTTTTAGTCTTTGATTTTGCACTTGAGTATATTCTTTTTAATACCGGAGTATCGCGAATCATTGGCGCTAGTCTATCGGTACTATAAACCCGTGCCATATCTGTTGTTGGTTGAATCAACAACATAGGGCATGGGTCCTGGTGAGAAAAATACCCAATGGTATTATTCAATACTTCTGTTTTTCCTAGCTGGGTACCACTAACCCATACAGTAGTGTGAAATATTGGATCTAAAACAGTATCCATTATTTCTCTTTGATAAGGCGCTCGGTCTGTATCCCATTGGCCCGCTTCGGCTGATGATTCTCTTGATAATTGTCTGTAGGTATCAGCCCATTCGCTTATATTTAAATCAGGAGGCGGCTGAAAAGTCTTGAGACTTTTGAATAAAATCTTCGACATCTTCAGCGATGATTTCTGCAAATCTATCATCACTTAACTCAATTAATATTTGATGGATTTTTTTTCTTAGAAATTCTGCAATTTCAGCCGTATTTTCCATTGATGATAGCTCGGCCGATACTTTAGATGGCAAGCCAGTTATTTTTGCTTTTATTATTGAAAACATTTTTTGGTTTGCTATAACCACCAATTCAGTTTCTATTAAAGTTCCTTCTAATTTATGTCGTTCTAATTCTGCTTTTTTTCGTTGTTCTGAAGTTAATAATGTTTTTTCTTCAGCCATATTAAGTTCGGATTTTTCTTTCCGATTTTTATATATTGCCTCCAATGATTCAGACATTGCATAATATATATTTCTCCCTACTTTTTTTACAGGGCTTAGCTTTTCAACACGCAATTGAATCGATCTTCGAGAGATTCCAGTCATTGTTGATAGCTTAGTAATAGTCACATGTCTGTCATTCATAGATTTCATTGTTATGGCTACATTGTTATAAAAAAATAATCTAGCGATATTCCGAGCTTGCGAACCCC